GTGCTTCCCGTCCATAGCAGTGCTAGATCGGCTAGGTGCTACGTTAATTACTTTTGATGTAGTTGGCATTTTTTACCGTCCTTATGCTGAGCTTGGGTCTGTTGCATCGCCAGCCAGATCGAAATATATAATTCCGACACCTGCTTCAGTAACAGTTTTAATTTGAACAGTGCCGCCAGGTAATCGCGAGTGTCCGGATGATGGTACCGCACCAGGGGCTTGAGTTTCTAGCACTCCAGTAGTATCACTGTAATAAACCCAGTCGCCTATATTTGCAGCAGCAGGTAGGTTAACCACAACGTAGCCAGCTTTGAGCACTTCCACTTGTTGGCCGTTGCTAACAAAAGTAACTGGATCTAATGTGTTACGGTAAACCACTTTAGGCATACCGAGAAGGCCAGCAAGTGCGCCCGTTCCATCGACTGCAACTTCGTCGTCAACGGATGATGTTTTTTGTTTAACTGCAACACCGATAACGTTTAGAGACTCGGTAGTTGAGTTGATGATTTTGCCAACTGTACGCTGATGCAGGTTTGTGTAAAACTCACCAGGTATGCCAGTTGCAAATTCTATATTCTGTACGACTTTTTGTACCATTGCATTAGCCCCCAATAATGTCGTTTAGTGCATCAAGGTGCGCTGTGCCACCTGATTTACTATCTTGGCCGTAACCGTCGTCAATGTAACGAGGCTGGCTCTTAGCATGAAGAATGCCCTTAAACATAGCAACTTCACTGCCTGAGTCACAAGCAACGCCCATTTTTTCAAGTGCGTACTTTGCAACGGCTGATTTATCCATATCGCTATGGTCAAAAGCTCCGACAATCTTTGAAGCTTGATCAGCAAGTTCGTTCTTTTCGCTTACCTCACGGATAATGCTTGCACCATCCATTGCAGCGACTTTATCAACTTTAGCGGAAAGCTTTTCAACAACGCCAACCAAAGATTCAATTTTCGAGTCCATAGCTTTAGACTTTTCGTCATACTTGTCTTTAGCTTTTTTATCGTCTTTTTCGTCTTCGTCTTCGTCTTCAGCTTCGCCTTCTTCTTCCATATCTTCATCTTTGGCTTTTTTATCTTCAGCCATAGACTTTACTCTCTCGCCCATAGCATCCATAGCCGAGGATATAGTTGTGATTTGCTCGCTTTGCTGTTTTACCAGCTCAACAAGTTCTTCGATCTTCATATCGTCACCATCTGGTTTAGTTTCAATTTTGTTTAAGTCAAGATGATCAAGGGCAAAAACTGCCCTATCCATCACGGCCACCTCGGAACCCATGCGCCCCTGCGGGACACTAGCCAGATGGTTACCGCGAATTTGTCGCTGGACTACATCATATGGCTCACCCTCTGGTGTAATGCCGGGAGTTAAATCCCACATGCATCGAAATCCACATGATAATTCTTTAAGTCCAGCTTTAATTTGCTGTTTTAAGTCTTCACCAATTATCTTTAGTTTAGAAAATAATGTGCCATTTTCGTAAACTACTTCTTCGCCTGTAATACCTTGCACGCCAACACTCTCAGCAGGTGTGAAATCTTCGCCAAGCATTTCATGATAGGGAATCCAAGGAACGAGCTTGAAAGACTCAATTGTTTCGGGGTTGTTTAGCTCGGCTTCCGGTCGCCAAACTTTGTAGATTTTGTTCGGCTCAAGTTCACTAGAAATATTAGAACCAAGATATTCAAAAACGCCCGACTTTGAGATCGGGTTTTTATTTATCGTAATGAATCCGTTTTGATCTGTGATTTGCTTAGTCGCCATGCGTCAAAAGTCCGTCAATAAACGTTTTTATTATATGGCCATAAAACACCTATTGCAAAAAATAGACTTAATAGCAAGAATTAACTTGCAAGGTTTACTTAGTACGCTTACATTGTAACCAGATTAGTGAGGTTAATAATGCGGTTTAAAAAGTTCTACCAAGATATAAAGCAAGTTCTAAGCCGATGTACAAGAGGTGAAACGGTACATTTCACGCATCGAGCTTTTTATGGTTACCGATTCGAAGTTAAAGCCGTTAAGGATGGAGAGTTAACCGAGGAAGAAATCAAAGCACAATTTGAACAGGAGTGTGGATAGATGAACAAATATGATAAACAAGCTCAACAAGAATGGTTAAACAATTTTGAAAAATGGGAAGAGTCCAAAGCAATCGGTAAGGCTGAGTTGTTTGTTGCTTTGGCTTCTATATGTGCGTTTGGTTTTTTAGTGGGGTGGTGGTCGTGAGCAAAATAACATTCACAGACGCGACTGAGGAACAAATCAGCGCAGAGTACAGCAGGAGATCATTCAATCTACGATCCAAAAATATCATAGCCGTTGCAGATTTGCTTTATGAAAACCGAGATAGAGAATTGCCAATCATGGAAATCTGTTTTACTACTGGCTTGATACGAAAGAAGGTGATCGAGGTTATTGGTGAATTAAAGCGGCGTCATGGTTTTGTAGTTAATAACTCAAACTATAAAAGCCCTAGTTACCAGTTACTAGGATTTGGAAGAAAAATGCAAAGAAGCTCAAGCGTTTTCGATTTGATAAAGCCGAAGTTAAACCCGTTAATTGAAAAGGTGTTTAGCTAAAAAAAGCCCCTCAAATGCGAGGGGCAGCTACAAAAGAATGGTTATCAAAGGAGCAACAAACGAGTGTGTGCATATGCTTTGATAGTAATGTTTGATTGTTTGTTTGTCAATCTGGCTGCCCATCATCAAACTTAATCACCGGAGTTTGAAAACACTTGCAGTTTATTAATTGACCGGGGAATCCAATTTCCCCAGTTTTTTTGTCAATAATAGGTGGATTGTTTAAATCAAACACTTTTCCGTTTAACTCATCTCTATGATAGCAACGTGGCTTAACGCTTCCGCCTGAATGGTTCCACTTAAAATGAGTAATACCAGCGTCACGCATGCGTGATCGGGTTATTGAATTATATGCCTTTCTAGTTTGATCAAGTGACGTATTCTTCGCCTTGTTCTTATACTTCTTATAGCGACTCTGAAGCATTTCATGAATGGAGTTTTTCAGCTCAGTAAAGCTCTTGGTGTCATCGGTAATGCTACGCATAACAGCTTGCTTTACTTCCTTTAAGTATTCAGGAGCAATGGTTTTTATCAAGCTTGCGCATTGGTCAGTTGAGGCGACAATAATGTCATTGGTTCGCTGTCCAATGGTAGAAGTGTTGATAGTAAGCCCACCTGATAGCTTTTCTAATGACTTTGATAGGTCTTTGCCAGATTGATCGGTAACATCGCCCATCAAGTCATCAGTCCAGTTAATGCCAAACCAGTTAAAACGCTTCGTCCATTTATCAATAAGCTTGTTCATCAAGATACGCGCCTGTGAAGATATTGACGCATCCATTGCAACAGACTTTTTAGCCGTAGAAGAATCAAACAGCTTTTCAACTTTGCCCGACACATCAAGGTGCATTTTGCGCACCTCTTTTTCGACTTTCAAGGCGTAGCGGTCTGCCGTCCTTGGGTTCATGCGAACAGGTTCACCGTTTAATGTGGTTGTCCTGTTTTTTACATATTTTTGACGAGACTCGCTAAGCTTGAATTTTCTGTGCTTGATTTTTCTAGCCATTCAATAGCTCGCTCACACTTTTTGTTGACCAAAATTTGCAAGCCCAATAACCCGGCTTGGTTTTGTCATTCTTGTTAGCGCAATCATGCCGAGAACGGAAATTCTTTCTAGCTTGTGGGTTGTCGCGCCTTATCTCCATATTTGGATCGCCAAACCTTACAATCTGAACGTTACCGCTTTTGTTCTCTACATAAACCGCATATTTTTTTGATTCGCCAGGTGTTTTAAAGGGTTTGTTCAATGTCACCTTTTTTCCTTTGTACTCTGCGTCGTAGGCATCTTCGCACATCTCATCAATGCAAGACTGCTCATCAAAACCATCTTGAGCGTCCATTGCCTCTTCCGTTTCGGGATCGTCGTCGATAACGTCTAGAGCTTCCATTCCAGAATATCCGCTGTTCTTATCCTCAATCAGTCTATTCCGCTCATCTACTGCGTCGATTGCGCCAATATTCGCCTCATTGACAGCAGTTTGTGAGTTGAGGTTATTCACCTCTGCCAGATCTTTATCTGACATAACTTTAAGCGGTTTCCAAACCACCTCAACGTCAAACGACTCATTAAATAGAGAAGGAATTAAGCGTTGGTAGTGCGCATTGGCAATATCTTCTAGGTCTGTGCCTTGCAGAGTTTCGAGTGATGAAATGTAATAATCCTCGTCGGTTTCTCCAGTGGAAAAACCATTGTGACCAGTGCCAAGTAGTTTACTTGCTGGAATATCGAAGATCGAACATACTATTTCATATTGACTAGTAATAACGCTATCTAAATCAGACAGTGACGTTTCTAGTTGGTGTAGTTCTTCACCTGTACCAATCACCATTTGGCCGTAGTTGTCTCGGTATTCGTTGGCAGCTTTTAGATTATTTATGAATCGCGCTTTGTTGGCTTGGGCCTTTTCTAGATCGACTTTTCGAACATTTAAGCGCTTAGTCATGGTAAGTTGTGGCGCTTCGTTAGCTGTTCTTTCTGCGGCATAAACTCTCTCATATACCTTTTGCGCGATACTCACACCACCATAGCGGTAACTAGGCTTGAGTATGTCGGCAACTTCTTCGCCAATCAGAATAACCATATGGCTTTTGTGTATCTTCTTGCCTTGCACCTGCCAAAACTCTGGATCGTAAAAGTTGATTGAAGTCGGGTCGTTTAAATCTTCCGCTTCAAGCCAAGGAGATATCCAATACGGATCAATTTGAGAAATACCAGCATACTTTCCGTTTTTGAATGCGTCAGGGTTGAACGGCTTGGAGTAATCAAAATTCTTGTCGGTGTTTTTAAACATGATGTGACGAATGCCAAACATGTTATTCATACCAACGCCGCGAATCATATTTTTTTTGACTTTGTACTTTTTATCAGCCGCAATAATCAGCTTGGAGTCTTCTGTTGACAACTCTTCGCCGTCATTGCGAGTGATATCATAACCACGGCGCAAGGCATCACGACCTTTTTGGTAACAACCTTTGGCCACTAGCCAATGCTGACCGATGATGCCCATTGCTTGATATCCAATAAAGCTAGACGACATTATGTAATAGCTTAAAACGGATTGATTAACCCTGTTAAAGTTCAAGTCATAGGCGTTGTTTGACGCATCGCAAGAGTCCATTGCTACACCTTCCGGCATCTTTGGTTGATGCTGTATGGCGTTTTCAAGGTTCCATTGCTTCAAGAACTCATTGGTATCAATTTCTTCTTCTTGCGCCTGAAAAGCCAAGGAGCTAATTGAATCCGTCGAATACTCCGAGGCTTTTGGCTCTTGCCTTACTTGCTTAACTTTCTTTTTTCGCCAGAACATAATGCGCCTATGTTTATTGGTTGTTTTCAGTATTATACGCTTTCTTGACTTCTTCTAGAAATTTGTCGTCTGCTTTTGTTTTTGTTGATTTCACTACTTCGCTTGCCACATAGAAAAAAGCCCATTCAATAAGCTTTTCACTACCAAGTGACATTAATAGTTTAGTGCCGAAAGCCATAAGTGATTTTAATATGATAGTTCCCATGATGCACCTTTAGTTGTCTTGTGACGCATAAATCAAGTTTTGAGCAACTCGATTCATCCATCCTTTACCGAATGTTTTAAATGTGGATAAGCTTGTGTAAAACTTTATTCGCTCAGCATTGAATTTTATAAGTATGTCGGCCTCGTCAAGTTGCGTTGAGGCTTCTAATGTTTTTGGCCCAATAATACCATCATCATGCGCACCAACTGCACGCTGGAATATTTTGGAAGCGTTTTTCATACCGTGATTAAATGCCGCATCGAACATCTGATACTGCATGGCAGAAGTAAATCGGTGCAACCTTAGAGCAACAAACCAATCCTCGTAGTAGATAGATCGCGCTTGTTCTTTGGTTAAGCTCTTAATGTCTAGGTGTGGATAAGTATTTGCAGCTATGCCCCACTTAGTGCCCTTTAGCTCGCCTTTCCCTTCTGTGCCGCCAGTCCAGTTACCGTTATCCCTTGGGTCGTCAGTGAATCCAGCCTCGTGACCAATCACGCGATCAAATATTATGTCAAAGTTCATAAACCATACCTCCACTAACAATTATACAACCGCGCAGGCAATAGACAAAAAATTAGCTTTACTTTTGAAGTTTATAGGTGTAATTTATGTTTAAAGTTTATTAATGAGCAATGAAAAGGAAAATAAAATGAACAACGAAAAATTAGTAATGAACTTAGTTGAGATGCTTCTTAAAACGAACAACAACGAATCGGTTGCACCTTCAAAAGATGGCGCACCTATCGAGGTGGGAAAAGCTTACTTGTTCCGCACAGTGACACACATTGAACTTGGTCAAGTTGAATCAGTTTACGGTGACTTTGTTAAGCTAGTAAAAGCTTCATGGATTGCTGACACTGGTCGTTACCATGACTGTTTAAAGCATGGGACATTAAACGAGGTTGAACCTTACCCACATTACACCGTCGTCAATTTGTCTTCACTTATAAACTTTGCGCCTTGGGATCATGAATTGCCAACTGAGCAAAAATAACAATATTCGCGGTCTAACTATAGGCCGCTTTTTTTAAGGATAAATTATGAACGCTGCAATATTAAAAGAGGGCCATAACAGAACGTTGTCTAGGTCTTGGTCTGAGTCTAGGTCTGAGTCTTGGTCTAGGTCTGTGTCTCGGTCGCGGTCTGTGTCTA